GTAAAGCCGCTAACGTTATGGGAGATTTTATGTACAGAGCAGGCGGTTCTGTATCTCAGTTTGCAAAGACAGTTGAAGGTACTTTGCCTTCTTTTGCAGGACTTACAGGAGTGCTTGCAGGTGGAGCAGGTGCAGTAGCACAATATTTAGAAACTACACAAGCGGCGTTTCAAGGTTTAAGCAAAACAGGATTGCAGTTCAATGGTGATTTAGGATTAATTAGACAGACTGCGGCTAAAGCTAGAATGCCTTTAGAAGACTTTGCAAACTTGATGGCTAAAAATACTGATAACCTAATCGCTTTAGGTGCTGGTGCAGATGACGGAGCAGCCAAGTTTGCTGAATTAAGCAAAGCTATGTTTGAAGACGGACCTATTGATGGTATGATGGCTTTAGGATATAGTCTTAAAGATACAAACGAATTTTTAATGGACTTTACTACTCTTAACAGGAGGGATGCCGCCTTTAGAAGAATGGATGCACCAAAACAAGCTCAGGCGGCTGCAGAATTTGCAAAAAATTTATCAATTGTTTCAAAATTAACCGGACAACAGGCAAAAGATTTAAAACAAGAATTGATGCAAAGGCAAAATGCAGGTGCCACACAAGCTAAATTGCGTCTTTTAGAAAAACAAGGTGTTGAAGGCGTTCAACAGTCATACAATGCAGCTCAAACAGAATTAGAAAAAGGTCCAGAAGTATTACAAAACTTAATGGACGATTTACTACAGACTGGTGTTCCAATGAGTGATGCCACAGCAGCCTTTGCCGCAACAAACAAAGAAGCGTATGCTCTAGCAAAACAAGCCGCAGAAGCTGTGAAAGCTGGAGATATGGATAAAGCTAAAGCACTCTCAGAAAAAGCCGCGGCTGCTTCTTTAGAATATGCTAACAGTGAACAAGGTTTACGACTAGCAACACTTGCACAAGTTAGTGAAATAGGTAAAGCACAAGCACAAAATTTGGAACAAGTAGGTCCTCTGATAGATGCAATAAATGTACATGCAGAGTCTATGTCTAAAAGTATGGGCAGGACCGTTGGCACTGTAGAAGCATTTGAAAGTCTTACAGCTAAAATGACAGAAGAACAGAAAAAAGTTGTAGCACTACAAGAACCAAATCAACAAGCTCTCAGAGCAACTAACGAAGCACAACAACAGCTTGCAAATTTAGCTTCTAAAATGAATGAAAATTTAGCCAAACAAATACAAGCTGGTAGCACATTGGGTGATTCATTTAAAGGAATGGCAGACAAGCTACAAAATGACACTAAAAAGTTAGTAGACGCTATAGGTGCTACTTTAGCAATTGGAACTGAAGCTATGAAAGATGATGATCCAAAGAACACTAAACAAAACAGAGAAGATCCTGAGGTAAAAAATGCTCCACCAGGTCCTTCTGAAGACGAAGCAAAAGGAATCTTTAGAAAATTTATAGTTGATCCTATAGTTGGCTTGTTTGATGGCAAAGCTACAGGTGGTACTATCTCGCCAAGCGGCACTTACATGGTAGGAGAAAAAGGCCCTGAAATTATATCTGGTCAAGCAGGAACTGTAGTAAACGCTGAACAAACAGCTTCTGCTATGGATTCAGCAAACAAAAATGCAAGCCAAGATATGAATAAACTTATAGATGCAATGACAACCGCAAATGATCAATTATCAACCCTAATTGCTATAAATACTAGACAAACTGTACTCTCTGACAGACAAGTTAAAGCAATCAAGGGAGCAGGTAACCTAATAAAAGGTGTATAATTTATGAGTTGGAAAAAATATTTCACACCATTAGATGCAACAAACAATCCAGACGGTGGCTATAGTGCTATGGGAGGTCCATCTAGTGCTTCAGGAGTAGGACCTGCTAGATCAAACTATTCTAGTTTTTTACCTGATGTTTACGTAGGTTCTCCAAATAGAGTTGAACGCTACGGGCAGTATAACACAATGGATATGGATTCCGAAGTAAATGCCGCACTGGACATACTAGCAGAGTTTTGCACACAGCAAAGCAAAGAAAACGGTACTAATTTTACTTTTAATTTTAACAAAAATGCAACCAATTCAGAAGTTCAAATACTAGGACAATATCTTAAGCAATGGTGTAAAATGAATCAATTTGAAACACGTATGTTTCGAATTTTTAGGAATGTTTTTAAAATGGGTGATGCGTTTTTTATGCGTGATCCTGAAACAAAAAAACTTTTCCATGTAGATCCTGCTAAAGTAACAAAAATTATTGTTAACGAATCAGAAGGCAAAAAACCAGAACAGTATATTGTCAAAGACATAAATTTTAATTTTAGAGATCTAGTTGCAACCAAACCATATACTACGAATGGAGATGCAACTTCACCAGGAGGTTCACAATATAACATAGGTGGAGCTAGAGGACAAGTTGGTCATACAAATGTAACAAACAGTTCTAGATTCAATAAAGAACAAGGTGAGATTGCAGTAGATGCAGATAATATGATGCATCTTAGTTTGTCTGAAGGATTAGACAACAATGCACCATTTGGAAACAGTTTGTTAGAAAGTATTTTTAAAGTTTACAAACAAAAAGAACTACTTGAAGATGCAATAATTATTTACAGAGTGCAAAGAGCACCGGAACGCAGAGTATTCTATGTTGATGTGGGTAACATGCCATCACATTTAGCTATGCAATTTGTTGAACGTGTAAAGACGGAAATACATCAAAGGCGTATCCCATCGTCAACAGGCGGAGGCACAAATGTCATAGACAGTTCTTACAATCCGCTGTCAATCAACGAAGATTACTTCTTTCCACAAACAGCTGAAGGACGTGGATCTAAGGTAGAAACACTTCCCGGAGGTACAAATCTTGGAGAAATTGATGACCTTAGATATTTTACTAATAAGCTCGTACGCGGTTTACGAATACCTTCCAGCTATCTCCCTACAGGCGCTGATGAAGGAACTAATGCTTTCCAGGATGGAAGAGTTGGAACTGCATTTATACAAGAACTAAGATTCAACACCTACTGTGAAAGATTACAAAATCTTATAGTAGAAGATTTTAACCAAGAATTCAAAAGGTATTTGTTAGAAAAGGGTGTCAACATTGATACATCTATGTTTGATTTAAAGTTTTTACCACCACAAAATTTTGCCGCATATAGACAATCAGAAGTTGACAATGCAAGAGTGCCAACATATCAACAAATGGCACAAATACCACATATATCAAATAGATTTGCAATGAAAAGATTTTTAGGTATGAGTGCAGAAGAGATTGCAGAAAATGAGCGTATGTGGAGAGAAGAAAATGCAGAAAACATACAACCAATGCCTGATGATGCTGCCGCAGAAATGCGTAGTGTAGGTATTAATTCTGCAGGCATTAGTGCAGATATAGCTGGAGCAGAAGATATTGCTGCTGATGGAGAACAACCTGAAGTAGGTGCAGACGATGCAGGACCTGAAACTGCAACTGGAGATGCACCAGCGGCTGGAGCTACACCTCCAGCAACGGATCAAACGATATAAATACTAGCATGATACTGAGAGAACTTTTTTATTACGACAAAGAAACACTAGAACCTGTAGAAGACAACAGGTACGAACCTCTTAGTGATGATAGTATCTTAGATATCGATGATACAAGAAAAACAAGACTTACTTTAAATCAAATCAACCGAGCAAGGAAAGCAAGCGAGCTACATATTAAAGAAAAGCAAGAAGAACTTGACTTTATAAGACAAATGTATGGGATAGCCGCACAACAAGCCGCAGCCGGGATGTAAGTTTTGGTTAAAATTGATAAGCACCAATACACAAAAGAAGAATGGCATCGTATTCGAGACGCAAGACGTCGAGAAAAAGCGATTAAACGCGGCTTAAAACCACCTCCAGTAAAAAACGATCCACATGCTGATGTAAAACGAAGTAAACATCAAGCATTTGTTTTAGGTAATGGTACAAGTAGAGCAGATATTATTCCAGATGAACTAATAGTACACGGAAAAATTTACGGTTGTAACGCTCTATATAGAACTTTTGTGCCTGATTATTTGGTAGCTGTTGATGTAAAAATGGTTTTAGAAATAAACAAAGCTAAGTTTCAACATAAACATACAGTGTGGACAAATCCTAACAAAGCATTTCAATCTATGAAAGGACTTAACTTTTTTGCACCTAGCAAAGGATGGTCAAGTGGCCCTACAGCATTATGGTTTGCTAGCCAACATGGATACGAAAAAATATATATACTGGGATTTGATTATAAAGGTTTAAATGACGGAAGTAAATTTAATAACATATATGCTGATACACCAAACTATAAAAAAAGTTTAGATGCGGCTACATTTTATGGTAATTGGCTTAGGCAAACTAAACAAGTTATAAAAGAAAATCCAAATATACAGTATATTCGTGTAAAACACACTGATAATTTTGAGCCAGAAGAACTAAATATTTTTCTAAATTACAAGACAATAACTGTAGATCAGTTCAAAATACAACTAAATCTTAGTTAAAAACAGTCGGTGTAACAAAAACGGCCCGTTTTTGGCGTATTTCTACGTACTTTTTCTCCTCTTTACTAAATACTATTGACAGCCTAGCCATAGGTACATTTACAAACATATACAGGAGAAGAAAATGGCAGATCGTAACAAATTTGAAGAAATGCTTGAGCGCCTAGTCAATGAAGACAAAGCTGGTGCTGAAGAGCTATTTCACGAGATTGTGGTTGAAAAATCACGTGATATTTATGAAGGCCTACTAGAATCAGATCTAGAGGACGAAATTGATGAAACAACAGATGAAGAAGTGGATGAGACAAAAGATGAAGAAGTCGATGAAGCTACTGATGAAGAAGTCGATGAAGCTAAGGATGAAGAAGTAGACGAAGCTAACGACGAAGAAGTTGATGAAGCAAAAGACGAAGAGACAAACGAAGAGTTTGATCTTGATGAGTTTGAAGTTGCTGAAGAAGATCCAACAGATGACATGATGAAAGACATGGAAGGCGGCGATGATGCTGATATGGACATGGACATGGACATGGATGACGAAGGTGACAGCGATGAAGATATCGAAGATCGTGTAGTTGATCTTGAAGATGCCCTTGATGATCTAAAGGCAGAGTTTGAAAAAATGATGTCAGATGATGATGAAGGCGGCGATGACGACATGGAAATGGATGACGAAGGTGAAGATGACGCAGAAGAAGAGTCATTTGAACTAGAAGCTACAGATGAAGAAGTTGATGAAGCATCAGATGAAGAAGTTGATGAAGCATCAGATGAAGAAGTTGAAGAGTCACCTAAGTCAGACGCTGAACAAATGCGTGAGTATGTTGAAAAAGTTAACGTATCACACAGCGACACAGCAGACAATAAAAAGTCTCCAGTAGCTGGTAAAAATGATATGGGCGGATCAGCATCTAACATTGCATCAGGAAGTTCAGATGAAAAAGGTCGTCCTGCACCAACTTCAAAAGAAGATTCCGCTGGAAATAGAAATACTCCAGGCGGTATGAGTGCCAAAAAAGGCATGAAAAACGAACCTGGTCATGGCGCTGAAAAGAAGTCAAAGCCAGAGACAGCTGACAATAAAAAACCAGTTATTGGCGGCTAATAAAATAGTAAGGACTTAATGTATGGTAAACTTACGAGAGAACTTGTCATTCGACCAAGCAAATATGGTGCTTGAGAACGCCAATGAAGGAAAAGACTTGTATATGAAAGGTATTTGTATACAAGGCGGAGTACGCAACGCTAATCAGCGTGTGTATCCTGTAAATGAAATTGGTAGGGCTGTCAAAACTCTCAATGAACAAATTTCGGGAGGATATTCAGTTCTCGGAGAAGTTGATCA